TCAGATATTTATCCAGTTCCAATTTCCACTCCCGAAAAAAGTTGGGGCCATGCCCATACGATAACAGTAGACTCGCCTGCACATTGGTCAAAGTCATAGCTTCTTCAGTGCCCGATTTATGTATCCACCTGGCACATTCGGTTATAGCATCTCCATCTATTGGTGCAGCCCACTGTCCAGAATGTAGTGGATGGGGAGTGAAAGATCTCTTCAGGAATGTCATGTCATAGATGGAGCCAGTAGTCATAGTGTCATCTCCTTTATTTGCATCTGTAGCAACTATACCATGTGCTGCCAAAACTAATTGAATAACTCTAGCATTAAATACCTGTTTATATGCATCTGTAACGCTGAATAACCCATCGTCACCATACACCACACCAACCACACTACTGAGAAATTCATCAAAACTACTGTCCATCCGCGAGTAGTCAGTAGGCTTAATCCCAAGGGCGGTGAAATAAGAATACACTCCTGCATACCTCTTCCGATAAAGTACTTCCTCCGGACGCTGTCCTGTTGATTTTAACTGCTTGATTATTCTCGCAATTATTTGCCAACAAATTGTGAGGTACATCAGGTGTACAAAAGAATTTATCTCGACAGTTATTGCTGCTCCCGATGGGGACCCTGCTTTGGTTCTATACATGGTGCCTCCTGCCATATGAATACTATTGACCAATTCGTGGATTAGAGTGCGTGTGACTAAACGATCCTCCTGAGAATAGTCTTCGCCCATTTCTAGCTCATAAAATCTTGTAAGCATAGCACTAAATTCATAAGCTACATCGGCGTTTAACCCAGGACCGAAATTAGTGAAGTCGATAGTGAACATGTTGTCCCCCTTAGAAAGCAGACGCCTAGCCAAGATACCCCATTCTGGTCCATCAGGATTGATGCCCACAGCTATCCAATTCGAAATCCGATGGTAGCGTAAATGGGAAGTGAAGTCAAGCGTATACTGTCTTAAAGCCAAAGATGCTGTGACTGGCGACATTGAGATAACTCGAGTCCCTCCAGGCTTCATGAGTTTAGCTATCTTTCGTTTTTCATCCTTAAGTACATCTTGAAAAACGATCGGAGCTAAAACCCCTTGGCGACGGTACTCCATATCACGGTTGTAATGCTCTAAGAGGAGAGGGTCAAATTCAACTCCTACTGGCCTATCCGAGATGGGGTCCCGCTTAAATTTCATCCAATGCTTCTTCTTCGTGGCCATAACCCTCACACCATCAACTTCTTTCATCATTGTGTTATACGGCCATCCAGCTGAAGTATCATCGGGAAGCCAATCATAATAACCAGTTACATCCTCGCGCCCTAAAGCAGCCTGTTCGAGCGAATACACTTGCACCTGATGATCGAAACCCCACTTCTTCTGTAGAAGGAAAGTACTCCAAAATTGAGATGAAGCTAAGACCAGGTCCCTGTCAAAATCCAGTGTTGGTTTGCCATGTTTTCGCACCCCATGTATCAGTGGAGTTGCATCGTGGGCATACCTAGCGTCTCTATTTGACAAAATAGCTGGTTGAGTTACAGTTGGCATTGGGAAGCATTCGCTAATGAGTGATGGGGTTAGGCCAGATTTGGTAGGGCAAAAAGGCACCATAGATGGGTCCAGCTTACCCAAGTACTCAATATTTACATCAGGGCCGAAATCTGTGCAAATCTCATCCAACTCAAACGGTAGGGGAGCCATATCAAAAGCACGTTCAGTGGATAACTCAGAAGCTCGTATCCTTGCACCGGTACCTTTATCAGAACCATGGTTACCAGCTATGTGTATGCCAATGATGGGATGCACAGTGTTGCGCGCAAACACTATCGAGCCACAGACCCCTTTCTTTTGAAAGGTGTAATCAATGGCGTCACGCGTAGTGTAGGTGTTTCCCGTCAATTCATCATAAGCTTCATACTGCCCAACAACATTCAACAATGTTATCTCGTACTCCACCAAGGTGTCTCCTTCAGGCACTACTATTTCCCCCCTGCTCTCATCATACTCATCAAACTCTTTGTCGGTCATAAAAAATTTCCTGATATCAGCAAAATACATTGCTTTACTCAAAGTCAATAGAGCACAGTCCTTATCAGGGAATATTTTTATTGTCATGTTTGAAGGATTCAGTTTAAAAGACTCATGCTTAGCCCCATAAAATGAGACTGTAATTTCACCAGCTTGTTGCAAGGGAGGGATGTAGTGCTTGGGTATAAGCACTGTACTTCCGTATAGACCAATTCCTATTGCCGCTCTTAGATTGGATGTGGTGAAAACGACGTAATTAGAACAAATCTTCTCCTTAGCCTTCATATACATCTCTGTATCAGCTGACTGCGTCACATCCCCTTGTGTTCTCCCTATACGCCTCCAATTGTTGAATTTCCTCGCACGTTTATCATGGTCAAATGATGTCTCGGATTGTGTGTAAGCACCGAAGAAACTAAGCACAGATGTCACACAGAGTGAGGTCACCTTGGATAGCACATACACCACTGCTCCAAAGAGGGACATTGGAACGATTTTACCAATAATCCAAGCCCACCAGCCAGTTCCAGTTGTTGCCTCACTAATTGAGTCATTGACGATCCTCCTGCACTCCTTAGGTAGGAACACATAAGGAACATCAGAATAATTACTTTCGGATATCGTTCCAGCCTTAATGGCTTGATGCGTTTCAGTGTATGCTAACCGGTTTATAGTGAAGACTGAATTGAGTGCTTTAGACAAATTAACTAGGCTCCACTTGCACGTGGTTAGATTACAAGGACCAAGGGGAATTTCCCCAACTGCATCAGCAAGAGAGAAATGTAGAACGCCATCCCTAATCCCAAGGATAGGGTGTTCCAAATTTATCCGATGGTGTAAACACTCGACTATCTCTGGGTTGGCCACTTTGTATACGGCACTTATCACAAAATCTGGTGGTACAGCTGGCTGATCAGGATCAAACACTGGCTCTGGCTGTGGATTCAAGGGTGGCAAAGAAAATGATGGTAGAGTGGGAGACTCTTCTACGATCACATCAACTTCGACAGGTGGGGGAGGAGAAGGGGAAGCTGATCTAGGCGAAATCATGGCAGCATTCATACTCTGTTGCAGTTGATTAGATGCGTTAGAGCGCCCATTCCCACGTTTAGAAGCTTTCATCTGTACAACATTTATTGGGCCACTAAAATCGTGCCTCTGCTTAAGAAGGGCCCTCAAAGCCGCCAGCACCGAGAAAGGGACTAGTAGGTCCCAAGATGTGACCAGCTTGAATAACGACAAGGCTAGCGTCTCAGTAGCGCTCATAGGTGCCACACAGTTAATCACTGATGACATCACAAAACTGATGATATAATCTAGTACCCGAGGAGTTGATGGCGTTAAAGTACCCCCACACACACATTGTGCCACGCCATCAACACTTTTAATGCATAAGCCACAAGTAGTCTGGGAGCAGCCGGCACATGTAAGCAAGACTCGCCCCCTTTCAGCGGGATGGGTACATACATGGCACCGCATCCCAAGCAGCAACCACTTCTGTATGTAACTCTTGAGAGTGCAGTAGGTACTAATAATTGGGGCAGTGAAATATGAGTACCAAGATTCGGCACCATCAACTTGGGTGACAGGAACCTGCGTCAAATGTGAGTTCCCTGTGGCGTCTTGGATGTAATAAGTAGACCCACCTGACTTCACAACCTTATAGTTTTCCTGTATCAGTTGTATCACTTCCCTGACTTGAAATTCTAACATCTCCGATGGTAGGGACCTAACTAATCCTTGATGCTCTGAATCACACTCAACTTGGTGTAGTGCTCGAGCTTGAAGCGTGAAAGGGTCTGCTATGTCGGCATGGACTAACGCTTGCTCAGTTAGAGCCTTCGAAAGGATTTCTACCCTCTTCTTCACATTCTGGGACTCCCGCGCATGATATGCTGCGTGATCAGCGCACAACCACTCTTTGAAAGACTCCCAATTCATCCAAGTGAACTGGCTCTGGGATTTCATAACCGAGTCATATATGCCAAACCTCAAATGTTTATAGTCCTCAAAATTACTGGGATCTTTCCTATTCATGGTCGAGTCAATCATTTGTACCTTAACCACCACATCTCGACGCCGGTATAACGGGTCGGTATTAACGAGGGTGTTAGTGTGCGGGAATGGATTGTTAGTGGCCATAATAACTACAAATGGGTTCACCACTGTTTTCTTCTCACTTAGCTCGGCCTTGGGCGCATTCATAACATTACTTGTCTTCAGCTGGTACAACTCAGAGATGTCTTTCCGTATGCTCTGGGTATCAACTAAATTGCACCAATCATCATATATTATGACGGGTTGGCCGTTATACAAGTTCCAATAGTCTACCCCCGGGTTGACGACATACCGGTAGTCTATAGTATTCATCTTAAGCCCAATGTTACCAAGAGTCATAGCACTTATTTCTGCCGTTAAGAATGACTTTCCAATTCCTGTTTGTCCTTCGAAACATAGAACATAGGGTTCATACCTAACAGCAGTGCTCTGGAAAAGAGAGGTGTTTTCATTAGCTTTTTTAATCACCTCTTTGCATAGGTCTTTAAGCACATTCATAGTAGAGTTACCTTCCATCTTGGCAAAGCAGGCCCTTATCTGATATGCATTGCAAATGGTTACCCAGAACCGTGATTTCACAGCCACGTCTCCAAGAGCAATGTCATTGTAATTATTGAGAAACAGTTGCGCATTCTTCACAAAGTCTGAAACTATTGATTCGTTATCAATGAGCAGTTGCCTTATCTTAATGTGAGGGTCTCCCAAACCGAGCACGTGGCTCACCATCTTGGACAGCGTAGAATAAATATTCCTCACAAATAGGAAAGATCCATCATTGTCATCAATCCTTTGCCTAAGGCGAAAGCATCCACCCAGCTGGCCATCTTTGAACTGTGTCCAACTTGCCACTTTTGTCCTGCTGAAGCCCCATAAACAGTCAAGACACCACCAAACAACAAGCTTAATAAAGTTTGTAAGTCACCCTTATCCATCTCTAGATCCCTACTTGAACTGTTAGGACCTTGCGTAACGTTAGAGCTAGACCCCAGCAACTTCTTAACGAGGTCAACTATCTGCCCCATTTTCCTGCAAACATATTCCTTGGTAGTTAGGCCTAACATCCACAGTGTGTCAGCCATCTTAATGGCAACCTGAGCAACTTCACTTGCACAAATAGCCTCATATACGGCCCGCATGACCTCCTTGATGGTTTCCCAAGCACTTGAAAGCCCTGGTATACTTCCGAAAAGCCCCTTGACCCACGAGAATAACCCGGCATCCACATCTGCTTGGATCCTATCTAACCCAGCTGCGACTTGAGCACACACCTTGGTGGTCCCTTCCATGGCTGCTGAAACTTGGGGCAGGGTCGTGCAAATATCTTCCGTGAGCCCACTAAAAGAGTGGGAGGCCTCACTGACAGATTCTGCCAAACTGCTACCTACAGAAGACAAACTTTCCATTGATGAGCTAACAGAATGTGAAAATGCTTCCAGAGTTTGATTGGCACAGGAGATCTCAGTTTGCGCCACGTGAGTGAAGTCCCTGATTTTATCAGCTGCCCCATTAATATGCCCTAATGTATCATTAAAGGCTACCACATTCTTTGGCGCAGCTAGCTTAGTAATAGCTCTAGAAGCCTCCATAACTTGTGTTTTGACATCTTGCACGGTGTGGGCTATCACAGCATGACGCAGTACGTCACTATATGGGGCTGGGAGCAGGGTAGATGCTCCAAGGGCTATTGGTTTAATCATATACTTGTGTTTACCTACCACCCTCTTAACCTTCTTGACCATAAACGGTATGAATTCAGCATCACTGCTGGATTCACAACTGTAAAAATCCATTTGGGTCCGCTCCAGGCGACAATCGTCCATTTTATTATTTCGAACGAAACTTGGGGTGTAATCTGTCAGTCCACAAAAGGCGCCAAGCTCAAAATCATCACCCACACTCATAAAAACTGAGATGCTAATGTCTTCATCACAGTAAACACATATGTGACCATTGCAGTTATACCCCATATCACGGTAACAGTTTTGAGCTTTCCTATTCCCTTGATCAATTAACGCCCAATTCACTGGCAATGTCCATGGGATTTCGACCATCTCGCTAGGGTTGACTGAATGGTACATAACAGTAGTTGGATGCCCTGTCCCAGATAAGTCGGGATAATCAAACCCTGTGCCGTCACTAGAAGACGAAAAAATACGCCGGGTGTCATACCAGTTCACTAGACCTTGAAGGCGATCATTGAAATTTTTCGGTCTTTCCTTCTTTTTAAAGCTACCATCTGAAGGGATATATGTAATGAAAACTGGGCTAGCCACTGCTGTATGTAGCATGATAGTGTACCGCATAGACCCCCGCCACATTCTAAACATATGTGGTATCTGGTAGTGATGTGTCATACTCAAGCGCTGCGTACTGCTTAGATAGTTATGCAACAATTCGGCTGATAATGGCATAACTGGTAGGCAGAATGTCTTCTCCTTTTTCACAGAATGGTTGTAGATGATCCTGATTGGGACTCGCAACAAGTTCTTAAAGTTCGTCTCGTCACCCGAATGCATTCGGTCCTTATTAATCGGGCCACTTGCGAAATCCTGCGCATCCATTTGGGTTCTGTCAGCTTTTGGGAAAGTGGCTGGTGGAGCAATGTATGCATAATTCTGAGCTGTGATCGGACTACCTGATGGACCCTCCCAAGTCGGGAACCCTGGCAATTTGTCGTAATTATTTAGCCCGGTAGTAGCTTCAAGTGCCATGATATTATTCACCTGGGTTGGGGTCGAGAGGAAGAAATCTGGACCTGCGTACTTCCATACTATAATGTCCACTGTGTTAGCAACAGCGCCAATATCTATCAAAGGGTTCAAGACTGTGAGTGTAATTTTTGTCCTCGAATAGGTTGGAAGGGCATCTTGTTGCCAGTTACCTACTTGCCCCCAAGCCGTGACATACGAGAAATTGTGAGTACGCCTAGCCACAGTATCATAAATATATGGTACAGTAACTTTAATTTTGGAAGTGTCCTGTATATCCACAATTTTCTCATAGTTACTGCCCAACTCGGAACCTTTTTCCTTGCCATAACTAATGCTTACCATAACCGATCCTTTATGAAAGGCAGTCTTCACAATGTCAAACTCATATACAATGGTACCTCCCCAATACATAAAACCATTAGTGGCTATGTGCAATGGTACTGGGTCCATATCAGTAGCCAACGAATACAACCCTGTGGTTGCATCAAAGCGCTGATTCTCGAATGATGAGTATGGGACTGCAACTTGTGAGAAAATTTCAGACCTAGCAGCCATAGAAAGGTCCCAAGTGGCTACCTTGCAGATGCCTGGTATTCTAGCCAACTCCAGATAGCTCTGCGGCCCATATCCAGGACTCTCATAATGAGTAGTAGATGTAGTCGTGTCTACACCCAAAATAACTGGATCAGCCAGCCCTACTCCGTTTGGGAAATGCATTCTTGGCCTCGGGATTACGATCTTGTGGTCAAAGACTTCTGATGGTTTATCCCTATTAGAGAAAATCTTCCCTTTCCGCACTAGTTGCCTTTCCACTTGCCTAATCATTTTCACTCCCTCACACACAGCTCCGCCAACCAATTCAGCTCCTGTTAAGCCCAGATCTAGAACATCCATTTGGGTGAGCTCGTGCTGCTTCGTCATACCAGTTAACTTAGCTTTTACAAACCGGTAATATAATGTACAATTCACCTCCTTTGGATTATCATCCGAAGTGCGCAATGGAGTCAACATTTTGGCAGAAAGATTTGCAAAATATCCTCCTAACACGCCAGGGTTCACCTCCGTGTTCTTTGCATAGTCTAGCAAGCGGACGAAGGGCTTATTGTAGTTATACTTTACCAATAAGGAAGCCGATGTTGAAGCAGATATGTCGCAAATGACGTGTGGTCGTTGCACCATGCCCTTCGCTGTATTAATCTCCGTAAGCAACACTTCATACTTATAATCAGATACTCCAGTTGTGCTGTATGAATACCACTTCGGTACCACCACT